CGTTTGCTAAACCATCTAGATGTTATGAATGTGACACACAAGGATACCACTTTGTGCCTACTAATGTACAAGCAGGGTTAAAGTTTAATGCACCTAAATCTAAATGGATAAGTGCTAATGGTTTTAGTACATCTAAGCTTAATCTACAAATATTAGAAAAAGCTGCTAAGGATAGGGGCTTGAAACAAGCAGAAGAGTTTCTATATAAAGTACGTAGACTAAGTGCCGTAGATACTTATTTATCTTCATTCGTTGAAGGTATAAAGACCCACAAAAAACCTGATGGTAAGTTACATGTAAGACTACTACAACATAGAACTTCTACAGGTAGATTAAGTGGAGCAGACCCTAATATGCAAAATATGCCTAGAGGGGGTACATTTCCTGTGAAAAGGGTATTTAAATCACAGTGGAATAATGGTATGATATTAGAAGCTGACTTTGCTCAATTAGAGTTTAGAGCTGCAGCTTTTCTATCACAAGATAAAACAGCAATGAAGGAGATTCAAGATGGTTTCGATGTTCACAGCTATACCGCGAAAGTTATTTCGGATAATGGGCAGGCTACCACTCGTCAGGAAGGAAAAAGCCACACCTTCGCCCCACTCTACGGAGCTACGGGGTTTGGGAGGACAGCTGCTGAAGCAGCATATTATGAACAGTTCACAAAAAAGTACAAAGGAATCGCATTATGGCATTCCCGATTGGCTAAGGAGGCTTTAAGAACTGGTAAAATTACTACACCATCAGGCAGACAATTTTCTTTTCCTGATATAGAAAGACGTATGCGTGGTGGTGTATCTCATTTTACTCAAATAAAAAACTACCCTGTGCAATCATTTGCTACAGCAGATATAGTTCCTTTAGCATTATTGCACATAGAAAACAGACTAACTAATATGAAATCTTGTATTGTAAATACTGTACATGATAGCATTGTCATAGATATACATCCACAAGAAGAAAACCAAGTTATCTATATAATTGACTCAACAAATAAAATACTTACAGACTTGATACAAAACAAGTGGGATATAGTATTTAATGTGCCGTTAGCACTAGAAGCAAAAATAGGTAAGAATTGGCTTGACACAGTAGATGTTTTATGATATAACAAAAAAACTTTCAGATATAAGGAGATAAATATATGAATGAAATTACAACTATAAATACTGATAATTACGCAGTAATGGCAAAAGCTATGGGCTTTGCTAGCGAAAATAAAAAGTCTACTACACGGACAGTTATATTACCAAGGTTTAGAATTTGGCATCAGCCTATTATGGGACAAGCCAAAGTTAATGGTAAAACTGCTAATGTAGAGGTAGTAGAAGGTGGCTCATATAGACTAGAAATACCATCTAAAGATGAAGGTGGAGATTCTACTTTTATATTTGCAAAAACTGCAACATTTAGAGTATTTGCACAAAGATTTATGTGGCGAAGATTTGTAGCCAATAAAAATCCTAAACCCAATGAGCCAAAGGGTTCTTTCCATAGAACTTTAATGGCAGATAGTTTATCTATGGATTTAAAAGATAATACTGGTGGTTTTAATTGTGGTAAGCCTTCAGGTTATATTAAAGATTTTAAAGCACTTCCTCAGAATATGCAGGATTTACTTAGACAAATAAAGAAAGTAAGAGTTTTGTTTGGCTATGCTACTTTAATAGACCCTGTTGATGCCGATGGTAAACCTACTACTCTAGATACTATTCCTGTAATATGGGAAATAGATAATAGAAATGCTGTAGCGCATATGGGAGAAATCTTAGCTAAGGTAGAAAAGAAACAAAGACTACCTATACAGCATAATATAAGTTTAGTAACTGAAAAAAATGAACTGCCTAATGGCACTAGTTACTATACACCTGTTGCCTCAGTTGACATGGACAATGCAATAGATATTGTTGATGCAGACCAAGATGTATTCAAAGATTTTATGGAGTACATTAAAAACTACAACGACTATATTAATACTCAATGGTCTGAGAAAGCAAGTGACGAACCTAACATATCTAAAGATGATATGAAAGTAGTAGAGTCTTTTGTAGACATTGACGATACAGAGGTAGCATAAATTAATGTTAAAGAATAATCCTTTTAAGGTGCATAACATTAATTACCTATCACCTAGCAGTATGAATACCTACATAAGCGACATGCCTATGTGGGTAGCTAGGTATCTTTTTGGTATTAAGTCTAGCAGTGGAGCAGGAGCAGTTAGAGGTATTGTTCAAGAAGCTGCACTAGCTGATAAATATGAAACAGGAAAGTTTGATTTTAATTCATTAGAAATGAAATACTTAATGAGCTGTACTGAATTTAAATTAGATTTAAATGATGCTAAAGTAGAAAAAGAAAAAAATCTACTAAATGGTTTTGGTAAAGTCATTGATGAAAACTTTAACTATAAAGACTTAAAAGACTATCAGGAAAAAGTAGAAGTGCAATTTGAAGATATGCCTATACCTGTTATGGGTTACATTGATTTTAGATTTAAAGATAAAATAGTAGATTTAAAAACAACAACGCGCATGCCATCTAAACCAACTGAAGCACAAAAAAGACAGATGGCATTCTACTCTATGGCATATCCTGACAATAGCATAGACTTATTTTTTGCTACACCAAAAGATTATAAAAAGTTTACACTAGATAACTTATCTGTGTATAAAAAACAACTTAAAAAAGTTGCTTTTAGTATACAGAAGTTTTTGTCTATCAGTGATGATAAACATGAGTTAGCTTCTTTAGTATACCCAAACTTTGATTCATGGACTTGGGGATACCAGTTAAAACAAGAAGCAAAAAAAATATGGAGATAAAGCATATGAAAAATATTGATGATATGGCAGAACTAATTAAAGAAAAAGAAAAAGAGCTTTTTGAAATAAAAAAAGAATATAGAGAGCGTAGAACAGAAGGTTTGCGCCATGCTATAGAACAAAAGAAAGAAGCTGAAAAATTAGTTCGTGATGAAATGAAAGCATTAGGCTATGACTACAATTCTACTGTGCGTTATTGGTTATAATGTCAGCTTATAGTGCTAAATACGCAGCACGTAAAAATGGGTATAGGAGTGGTTTAGAGGATAAAGTTGCTACTTATCTTGTAAAAAACAATGTCAATTTCCTATATGAAAAAGTAAAGATTGAGTGGGAAGACCTCGCTTATCGCACCTATACCCCTGATTTCATATTGTGTAATGGTATAATAATAGAAACAAAAGGTAGGTTTATCGCATCTGATAGGAGAAAACATCTTGCTATCAAAAAACAACACCCTGATTTAGATATAAGATTTATCTTTACAAATAGTAAAAGTAAACTTAGAAAGGGTGCTAAGTCTTCGTACGGAGAATGGTGTATTAAGTATGGTTTTAGATACTTTGACAGAATAATTCCTGAAGACTGGTTAAAAGAAAAGGGTGTAAGTAACCATCCAAAATTTATAAAATATAAAAATAAAAAGATAAGGAGAGCCTATGCGAGTAAATAATGAAGATTTCTATATACAGATTACACCTAACTTAGATAAGAATAAAAATTGGTTAGGTACACTTGAAGTAAATATTGTAACATCTAATTCTAATCCTATTGATGATGATGGGTACAATCAAATATTTCATTTATGTCAGATGATAGCATCTGTAGTTCCTTATATGGAAGATAACCCAAATATTATTCCTGAGTTAGAAAAATATATGGAAGTAGAAAAGAAAACAGACAAAGCTAAACTAGAGATTGTAGGTAAAGAAGGTAATGTAATTAATTTAAACTTTAATTCTAAGACTAATGGGAGAGCTTAATGGCAGCTAGTATAAAAGATATGGTAGATTTTGAAGATGTCGTACCAACAAATAAAAAAGCTAAGATGTTAAATAGAGAGTTAGTTAGTGACATGGTAAATCATCCACCTCATTACAATCAAAAAGGTATTGAGTGTATTGATGCTATTGAAGCTGCTACAGATAAAGGATTTGAGTATTATTTACAGGGTAATATAATTAAATACCTATGGAGATATAGATATAAAAATGGTGTTGAAGATTTAAATAAAGCACAATGGTATCTATCTAAATTAATAGAGATTAAAAATGGCAATAAAGATTAAAGTATTAATGACAATTAGTATTGATGAATCAGAATATCCTATGCCTGTTGATGAAAAAGTAGATGAGGAAGTAGAAGATTCGTTAAAAGAATTTTTTCACGACATAGAAGGAATGAAAATTAAGAACATTAAAATAATTACGGAGAACACATGAAAAACCAAAAAGAATTACCCACTGATTACCAAAACTTTATAGCACTATCTAGATATGCTAGATGGCTACCTAATGAAAATAGAAGAGAGGTATGGTCAGAAACTGTAGATAGATATATGTCTTTTATGGAAAACCATTTACAGAAAAATCATAATTACTCTATACCTTCTGATATTAAAGATAACATGTATAATCATATAACAGAATTACAAACTATGCCTAGTATGCGAGCATTAATGACAGCAGGACCTGCATTAGATAGATGCCACGTAGCAGGATATAACTGCTCGTACTTACCTGTTGATAGCCCTCGTGCATTTGACGAGTGTATGTATATACTTATGTGTGGTACTGGTGTAGGGTTTTCCGTAGAAAGAGAAAACGTAGATAAATTACCTGTAGTTAATGAACACTTTGAAAATAGCTCTACTGAAATTAAAGTAGGTGATTCTAGGTCAGGGTGGGCAAAAGCCCTACGAGAGTGGATAGCTATG